GTTCCGCATGGTTTACTTGTTGCCTATGGGGGTTGTGGCTTCCTTTTTTGCAATTATCGCATGGATGTCGCAACCAAAGAACAAAACGATTCTACGGGCGTTTAATCGCGTCATCAAAACTGGTACGGAAGTTAAATCTTTTTAGTTAAATCCACCTCCATTTGACGAGGTTGCATACGCAACGATCTATGGGAATAACAGAATTAGCGAATGCCTTGGATTTGAACAAATCAACCGTCTGCCGGTTTGTTCAAAAAGGGATGCCAGTAACGTCGGTGGACGCGGCAAATGCCTGGAGGATGGTTCACGCTAAACCTAAAAAGCCAATCAACTTGGTAAAACTTAGTCCGATTGATAATTTAAGCTCTAATAATTCCCCAGATCCTATCCCAACGGCTAACACTCCAGAGTTATCATTGGCTAGAGCGATTGACGCTGAAGATTCAGCACACAAAAAGCGCAGGGAAATTGAGCGAGGCGGTGGAAGTATTGAAGATTACAGGAAAGCAAACGGAGTTTATATTGCTTCCAGAAATAACAGGGTTAAAGCCGAGAGGGATTTTTCAGAATGGGAGCATTCTCAAAATGTTTCTCTCTATGTTGAAGAGGCTAATGACATGTTCAACAGAACTTTTGGCGCTGCTCGGGGAATGATTGATATCATGCCAAAAACATTGGCTCCGAGGCTTTGCAATCAACCTCAAAAAGAAATTGAAACAACTCTTTTGGAATGGTGCAGCAGATTAGTTGAAACCATGAGGGGGAATGTGTGGCCAAAAGAGGAATAATTGCTGTTGGTAAAAATGTTGAAAACATCTGGTCGCCAATAGATACCAGGACAATTAACCAATGGTGCGCGGATGAAGTGATCCTTTCCGAGCGCCAGACCCAGATGCCGGGGAACTTTTCCACCCGCATGACTCCCTACCTTCGGGAGCCGTTGGAATGCTTTGGCGATGTAGATGTCACCGACCTTGTGCTGGTGTTTGGAACTCAGACGGGAAAGACCACGATGATTCAGGCCGGCACCGCTTGGCGCATCATTAACAAACCGCAGCCGGTCGTCTGGGTCATGCCGACGGAAGGATTAGCTCGGTCATTCTCAGAAACTCGATGGATGCCTCTCTTTGATGACTCTTCAACCCTTGAAGCACAAAAACCAAGCAATCCGCACAAATGGAAGAATCTTGAGCAGCATTTTAACCGATGCACTTTGAACTTTGTCGGGTCCAATTCTCCTTCCAACTTGGCGAGCCGTCCTGCCGGCCTGCTTTTAATGGATGAGGTGGACAAGTTTGCTAGGGAAACTGACCAAGAAACTTCCGCCCTTCTCCTGGCAGAAAACCGCACGAAGAGCTTTGTCGGTGCGCTTCGGGTCAAGACATCCACGCCCACCACGCCCGACGGAGCGATCTGGCAAGAATATCTTAAAGGAACTCAGGAAAAGTTCATGCTCCCCTGCCCTCACTGCAACCAAGGGATTGAACTCCTATGGTCACAGGTGAAATGGGATCCAGAGGCCAAGGAAGGGAGTCATTGGAACATGGCACGAGTGGAATCTTCCGCGCATTACCTTTGCCAACGCTGCGGGGAGAAAATTAACGACGGGCAAAAAATGGAGATCCTTCAACTTGGAAAATGGGAATCCACAAATCCAGCCGCGCAAAAAGGATTCCGATCTTTTCATCTAAACTCTCTGTACGCTCCGTGGCGGTCTTGCACCTTTGGCGCATTGGCTGTGAAGTTCCTAAGAGATTGCGAAACGATCAACGGACTTCAGGATTTCACGAACTCCACAATGGCCCGCCCTTGGGAGCAAGTTCAGCAATCGCTTACTCAGAATACGGTTTTCAAATTGCGCGGGGAATACGCCAAGGGAACTTGTCCGATTGAGCCGGCGCTGGCTGTTGTTTGTGCCGACGTGGGCGGAGACCAGCAGCATTGGGTCACGACCGCTTTTACCCAAGAAGGGGAAAGCTACGTCATTGATTACGGAACCGTTGAAACCCCCGAGGATCTGATCGCTATTAAAGACAGGAAATACCTGACCCCGACAGGCGTGGAATTTGAGCTTTCAGGGGGCCTTATAGATTCGGGATACGCTGCCTATCGAGTTTACAATGTTTGCATGGAGTCCGGACGCTTCTTCCATCCATCCAAGGGAAGCGGGGCAAGTTTCGGGAATAAAATTACCAAGACAATCATTCCAGAGTTTCCGGGTATTGTTCTCTACGGCTACGGAGATCATGCGCTCAAGACAGAGCTATTTATTGACCGCATGAAGGAAGGAAAACCGAAATGCTGGATCCCTAAAAATGCCTCCGACGCTTTCATTCGCGGACTATCGGGTCAGCAACTCATCCCTAAAAAAACCGCTTCTGGGAAAGAGTACGAATGGAAGAAAATTGAAAAGGATCACTACTCCGATGCGCTGAAGCTCACGATGGTTGCGTGGCACATTCTTAAAGCCTAGATCCTCCTTTGACAGACGGACGCTTTCATGGCGTCCCCAAACATAGGAGGAATCAAGCAATGGCTTCGGTTCCAATCCCTTTCCGACTTACAGGCTCTTTCTAATACGATCGCAGCATTGGCCGTTGAGGAAGTGACGATCACCGGCACTGCTGCCGACGGAGGATCAGCTTCTGGTGAAGTGGCATTCCCGCGCTTGGATTATTTGGCCTGTATCATGGATGTGCGACGTGAACTTGGGGATTACCCCCTGAATGCCGACGGATCAATTGTTTCCCGCCAATTGGGGACCCGTCCCGATTATTCTAGGACGTGGGCAGTCACATAATCGGTCAAGTTTGACAGGTCTCGGCTGTCATGGCCGAAATCAAAAAATCAAACCGTGGCGGTCGCCGCGAAGGAGCAGGGCGCCCCAAAAAATCAGACGGAGATTCAAAGACGGACTTTGCCGCTTACGAAGCCGCTTATCGGTTTAACCCACAACGCATGTGGGTTTATTCCCCCACGCTGGACGCTCAAAAGGAGCTCCAATCTGGATCTCGTTTAGAGTTAATTAAGAAAGCCGCTTGGCTATTTAACAACTCAGGTCTCGCCGGCGGAGCCGTTGAGAAGATTGCCCGTCTTGTGGGACCGCTAATTCCGCAGGCTCGCACCTCGAATGACGCTTGGAACCGAACCGCCGAACAAGCCTTTCAAGACGCCTGCACCAATGCGGCATGGGGAGTTGATGTGGCAGGTGGGGTCAACTTTTACCAAGCGCAGAGCCTCCTTGTCCGCCAGATGGCAATCGCAGGAGATGTCTTTTGGCAGCGCATGACATCCAAGTCGGGTCGCGGAATGTTCCGCCTCATCCCTGGAGAGAATGTTGGGTCAGTGATTGGGCAGGAAAATGAAGGTTGGCGCGATGGCGTCATGGTGGACAAAAAGGGACGCCCCGTGAAATTTCGGGTACTTGCCTCTCCGGGATCCAGCGAGTTCACCGATGTTTCTGCCAGCGACATGACACAAGTCCGCCGCGCTTATCGCCTCGGCTATACCCGCGCCCCGTCATGGCTTGCCCGCGCTGCCAATACTCTTCAAGACATTGCCGAGTATCTGGCTTTTGAGAAGCAAAGCGCCAAGCTCGGTGCTTCGATGGCAATGGTTATCACCTCCCCCGAGGCGGGAACTATCGGGTTGGGATCCTCTCTTGTGAAAGGACCTTCCTATTCGTCCAACCAGCCGATGACCGTGGACGCCATGACCAACGGGTCAATTATTCCGCAGCTCAAGCCGGGAGAGAAAGTAGAGTCGCTGATCAACTCCCACCCTGCGGCCAACATCAAACCTTTCCTAGACACGCTGAAAGAGGAGATCGCAGTTGGCCTTGGGCTATCAGCTCAGTTTCTTTTTGATTCCACCGACGCCGGTGGTGCCAACCAGCGTTGGATCTTGGAAGAAGCCTCCATTCTGATTAAGGAAATCCAAGATATCATTATCCAAAGTTTTGCTGCTCCCTTCTGGCGCTTTTGGATTTGGAACGAGATTGAGAATGGTCGCCTGCCGATGCCAGGAGACGGATCCGATTGGTGGAGATGCGATTTCACGCCTCCTGCCGACCTCAGTGTTGATTTCGGGCGCGATGGCCGTCTGATGAGCGACCTTTTCCTGCGCGGACAGATTTCACCGCAACGCTACTACGCTTTGCAAGGACTCGATGCCGACAAACAGGACGAAGACATTATCCGTTTTGCCGCGCGTCGCAAAAAGTTGATTGCCGAGATTTCCAAGGAAGAAGGAGTTGAGTTGACCGTGGCCGACGTATTCCCTCCGGCTCCCGGTGCTCCTGCGATCCCACCATCGGCTTCTGCCGGAAGTGGGCAGGGTCAATAAAGGCGCATGATTTGACATAGCAAGAAAAAGCAATGTCCAAGCTCTCCCTCTTTGCCGTAGCTGCCGACTCGCGTATTGACGCCGAGGCCGGAGTCCTCCGTGGAGTCTCTTTAATCACTAAAGGCGCTGCCAAGGGACATGAGTTTCTCGGCGAACCAATCATCGCCGATGACACGACTTTGGATGAAGTTTGCGCAGCTGCGATGGGATTTGCCGACGGAGTTCCCGTCATGTTTGACCACGGTAGCGGGATTTCTGACCTCGTAGGTGCCATTAAAGATGTTTACCGCGACGGGGACAAGGTACGCGGGGATCTTTACCTTCTTAAATCGCACGAATCGTTCGACACGATCATTGAGATGGCAAAATCCATGCCATCTAATTTCGGACTCTCCATTTCGTTTCAGAATGCCCCGGAGCCAGTCATGGGCAATGACGAGGAGCCGGATGGTGACGGCGATGATGATCAAGAGGAAAGCCCAATTCTCGGTTCCTCCACCGACATTGTGGCCTATGCCGCCCGCATTGCGGAGCTTTACTCCTGCGATCTTGTCCAGGCACCAGCGCTCAATGCCTCCCTTTTTAACGCTATGACAGAAGCCACCACCACAGAAGAGGTTCCCGCAGTCGCCCCCGAGGTGGTTGTTGAGGAAGTCGCCCCAGAACAACCTTCACCTGCCCATTCCGAAGAGCTTCCTGCCGGTGAGAATCCGCTTCTTGTCGGAGAGCCTCCCGTTATTCCTGCGGCCCCCGAAAATCCCGACCGGATTGAGAATCCGCTAATTGTTCCTGCGGAACTTGCCCGACTTCGGGAAATCGAAACCAATTTTTCAAGTAACCGCACCGAGCTTGCCGCGATCCGCAGCGAACTCGCGGCCGTAAAAGAGACCCTTTTGATCAAAGAATCTCAGCTTGTGGAACTCAACATGCTCCATCGCTCGGTCAAGACCGTCTTAGGACTCATGCCAGCCGACGAGATTCCCGACATGGTTGATACCACTCCCGAGCTTTCCCTGATTGAACGCTACGAAGCCATGTCTGCTGGCCCCGAGCGCCTTGCCTTTTTCCAAGCCAACCGCCGCGCCTTAGAAAAGGCGATTTCGGCACGGGTTGGAAATGTTCAGTAAAAAAACGTAACCCAACCAACCAACTCAAATGGCTAATACATTTAGTTCCTCACTGGTCGTTGATACCGCGACAAAAGCCGCGATCACCGTCCTCCAGTCCAAACTCGCCCCCGTCAAGGCTTTCAGCACTGATTTCTCGAGCGATGTCGTCAATCCTCTTCGCAAGCTCCAGGTCGGCGTAGCAACAACGGCTGCCGCCGCTGTTTCGTCTCCTACGAGCTTTGAATCACAGGGCACCACCCTCACCAACACAGCTGTCACCATGACGCACTACTCGGCCCAGTTCGGTCTGAGCAGCGCACAGCTCAACCAAGGCTTCACCCTTGAGCGCATCATGGCGATTAACCTTCGCTCCCTTGCCAACGCCCTGATTGACGTTGCTTTGACCCCTCTAAACACCACGACCTTCGGCTCGGCTGTTTATAGCACGGCAATCAGCACCGCAACCGGTGGTGTTCTTGGTAACGACCTCATCACAAAGGCTCTTCCTGCCCTCTGGAGTGGCCTCAAGGATGGTACAAGCCGCAACCTTGTGTTGGATGGTAGCTATTACAGCTACCTCCTTCCTCAGTCCGGCTTCAGCCTCAAGCCCGGCGATGGTGCTTATGGCTTCGACACAGTTCACTTTAACAACCGCTGGACGGGTGTGACAGGTGGATCTGACGTCAACCTCAACGGAACGACCAAGACCATCAAAGGTTTTGCCGCTTCCCCAGAGGCTTTGGCAATCGCTTCGGCCCTCCCTTACATTGATCCAGCAGTCGCAAGCCTGCTTCAGATGAGCGAGACCATTGAAATCCCTGACCTTGGACTGGCCGTTCAGTTCAATGTCCACGGATCAGTCGCCAGCCGCAGCCTTCAGGCGTCCTTTGACGTTGTGTTCGGATCTGCCGCCGCAGATGGCAGCGCACTCAAGTTCATCACGGTCTAAGAATCCAGTTAGTGTGTGCATAGAGAGGGGGGTCTCGGAAACGAGGCCCTCCTTTTTTGCGTTTAGGACTCATTAGGATTCTTTGACAGGTGGGCTTCCTTGTGAACTCCGCCTTGATTGCCTCCTTCCGCGCCAAAGCCGCCGGGGAGATTGCAGACTCCCTTGGGACTCCCATCACGATTGGGGGACAAACTTTTAATGCGTTTGTTTCCACGCCTGCGCCACAGATGGATTTGGAAATGGGAGGATTTAAGACCAATCGCTCCATCCGCCTGCGCTGGCCGATTGGCCGCTACATCAAGCCCTCCCTTGGAACGGCAATTTTGCTGGTGAATCAAAACCTTACTTTTCGCGTGGAGACTTCCGAAGTGGGCAATGGTGCTCTTGGAGCAGAAGTTTTGGTTCAAGCAGTTCGGGAATAATTATGAACATTGATTTTATTGAAAGCGCTTTGAGCGTAGCTTTTACTTCTTCCGATTTTTCGGGAGCAACTGTTTACAAAGGGACGGATTCACAAGAATTAACCCCTGAAAGTCTCAACATTATTGTGGCCTGCACACAACTGGAACATGTCGCAGGATCACTTTGGAAAGCGGACATAGACGTTAAATTATCCGCACCGGCATTACTAGGTTCTGATTCTTACGATTCGTTTCAAACTGCACTTGATACGATGACAGGAAACACTCTCAGCAATACTTACATGAACGCTTATTTTAATAGTGGCGATGTAAACTTTGCTGGACTTTGGATTAACAACATCAAAACAAGCCAGCACGAACACACTTGGGTTGCCGAAATCTCGGTCACGATGGGAATCACGCAATAATTTGACACCCTAGAAATTTGTATATGGCCGCCACCATCGGAATCGTCACTCTTAACACGCTCATCACGACCCCTACCGGGTGCGTCCTTCAGGAGGCCTCCAAGGAAATCTCCAAAAAAGTCGTCACTGTGAAATCTTTGGTCGGAGTCACGGTTCAAGCCGCCCTTCTTCCGATGACAGAGACCAAGATCTCTTTGAAATACAAAGGAGTAGCCGGTCTTTCCTTGGCCGCCGCCAATTCTTCTATCGCTTCCGGCACCGCCGTTGTGACCGGGGTCTCGGTGGAAGAATCCAACAGCGATTATCCCGACACGACGCTTGACGTCATGGCTTGGAGCTAAATTTTATGTCCGCCGTCACCGCATCCCTCGGAATCAATTCCTTCACCTCGGGAACCGTCACCAAGGTTTCCACAAGCTCCAAGGTCACGACCAAGGTGCTTACCGATTATTCGGGAGCTTTCTCTGCTGCCGCCACCTTTGATCCTCTTTATGAGGCCACGGTTGAAGGATCTGGCACTTATCCAAGCATTGCTTTGGGAGTCATTTCGACCAACATCCCAAGCACAATCACCGGAGGGGTCATCCTTTGCGACAGCTACACTCAAACCGAAAAAAACGACGAATTCCAGAACTGGAAATACACCATCAAGGGATTCCCTTCGGCTTCTTAATCTAAGGCCTTCCACAGTTTAATATGATCGAAACCAACAAAAAATTCTCCGTGATCACGGATCACGAGGCTCCCTTAAAAAGCGCCAACACCCATTTGATCGCCGCAGCTTGCACGGCAGGGGGAACTCTCTCGCAAGACGGATATCTGGACACGATTGAGCAAGGTCTGGATGGAAAACCCCGCCGGACGGTGGTTTGGCTAATGGAAGAAAAGAAAATTACCTTTTCCGCAACTAAAGCCGAAACGATTTCCACCCAAGAGTTGATCCGTCGCTGGAATGACCGCGAATGGTGCTTTGCCAATCCCGACCACCCGATTGTCTGGATGCGTTACTATCAGCAGACCCTCACCCAACTTCGGGACGCCATTCGGGACCAGACTCCGACCATCGTGGTCAAGCGCGGGGGCCGCGCAGCCTACATTCCCGGCAAGGCTACCGAAGCCGAGAAAGCCGCCCTTCTCTCCAAGCTATGATTGATGTGACCAAAGACATGCTCTACAACGAGGAGCCGGCATCCCTCAACGAACGCCTTTTTCAGGAGGAACCAATTATCGCAGGGCGAAAAGTCCGTCCTTGGAACAATGCGGTCAAATTAAAGTTAGCCAGGATCTTTTCTTGGATCTCGGATCTCGATCAATCCACCCAACATGAAGAATTGCTTTACGCTTTTCTTTATTTAGTGGCAGCCCCGATTGAACGGGTCGCTTTGAACACGCTCAACAAAAAAGCCTATTTTATAGATAAAGACGAGTTTGTGGGATCGCTTTCCGAGCAAGAAATTGCCTCCGGGGGGAAATGGTTTATCACCGTTACCAATTTAGAAAAAGAAACCACCGTTGAAGTGGTTGCAAAACCAAGTTCAGGAACAGGGGAAACACCACCCCCAAACTTGTAGAGCCTCCCTCGCTTGCCACGCTGATTTTTACGCTTGGCAAGGAGGGGGGCTTTACAGAGCAGCAAATCATGGATTTTGAAACGGGCATGCCCGTTTATCGCGTCAATGCCTATTACCATGCGGCTCTTCGATCCCACGACATCTGGACTTGCCCCCCTTCCGCCCCTGCGGAGCATCAAATTGATGACCTCTTAGCCTTTCTTGACACTTCGCAAGAAGAAGATGAGTAAAACGGGACTGACCATTGACACGACCAATTTCAACCGGGCTATCAACGAAATGGCCCGATTAACGGGTGTTTCTATGGAAGAGATTGTTTTGGCGGAAGTTGGAAGCGTTCTTTCTCAAACAATTACGAACACCCCCAAAGCGACAAAAGAATCCATCATGAAAAGTTCAAAAGACTTTATATGGATTCGGAACGAAGGAGGGACTTGGAACCGAAAAGGAAAAACTTATTACGGAGGGACTTTTTACCCGTTGAAATGGCATTACAAAGATGATCTTTGGAACTTTATTGTAACTTCCAAGGATGCGCGGATCAAAGAACTGATCAAACGCATCGGCGTCGCCAAACAATCATGGTTTAAACTGGCAAACAATCTTGGAATCAAACTCCCCAAAAATGTTCCGGGATACGTTGCAAAAGCGGCAGTCAACGGTCGAACTTTTGCAACGCCAGTAAATCAACAAAAAATCACTTCTGGTTCCAAAATTCAGATTTCTATTGAGAACATGACCCGATCCGCGATTGAAGGCGGGGGTCGCGCCGCATTACTCAAAGCCATCAATGGCCGCACCGGGTATTTTTACCGCAACCTAAAATCCGGAGCTTTTAAGAAAGTTTCTGATATTGCCAAGAAATACCCCGGATTCAACGTGCGCGGCATCTAATTGACATTCCGTCACTGATTTATGGCTTCCTCTAAAGAATCATTGTTTGCGGTGTTCGGCATGGACATTGCGCCTCTATTGCAAAGCCTCAAAAGGGCGACTAATAGCGTCCAAGAAGCCACCACTAAGATGGGCAAAGAATCTTTTGGTTCATTATTGGCACCTATTGGAAGCGTTGTGGCAGCCATCGGATCGGTGGCGGCCATCATGGAAGGAATGAAAAGCGGCCTTGAATTGGGCGCTCAAATGCAAGAAGCCGCTGAACAAACCGGCATTGCTGCCGGAAACTTCTACATGCTTCGCCTCGCCGCAAAAGATGCGGGACTTGAAGTGGACAAGATCCCAGGAGTCATTGGGAAAATGCAAGCTGTCCTAGCTGCATCTGTCAACGGCGGTGGACAATCCAGATTACTGACAAGCCTTGGGTTGGATCCTCGTCAATTAGCGGAAGCAAAACCAGATGAAGCATTAAGGAAAATAGGAGCAGCTATTGATTCGGTGGAAAACCGCGCTGCTCGAGCCGGAGCCGCCCGCGCAATCTTTGGCAGAAGTGGAACGGAACTTTTGCGTCTCTTTGCTTCTCCAGAATTCAAAAACTCGGGAAATCTTTCCGACGCCGCCAGAGTCATTGAAGAAAATGCCGCATTGTTTAAGCAGATCATGAATGATCTGGAACACGTTTGGGATCGTCTTAAAGAAATCTTTGTCGGTCTTGATAAACAACTTTTTCCCACCATTGATGCCGCATTAAAACGGTTGGAAGGGGTCGATTTTACTTCGTGGGGGGAAAAGATGGGAAATGTCATTGCCGGATTCTTTACAGATTTTACCAACCGCATGGAAATCCTTGGAGAACTCTTAAAAGAAGTGTTTTTGGGGGTTATCCTTCCTTTTATTACTCCTTTTACGGCATTGCTAAAAGATTCAGCGATTGTTTTTGGTCGAGCCATGAAAGATGTCCTTTTAGAGCCCCCTGCGTGGATTAAATGGACAATGGATCATGCCAAAGCCGGGGCTGCAATCGTCTCATTGGTTTCCGATCCTTTGCGGAACAGTCCCGTTTCAAAAGGTCTTGATTATTTGGAAACCCCCAACAAAAGCAGCGGTCCTGATTTTCTAGGCGACATGAAAAAAGCATTGGACGAATCCTATGCTGCCAACAATGGACACCGGGATAAAATGACCGAGCTATTTGAAAAACTAGCTGCACCAACCGGATGGGTGGAATCCCTGAATAAAAACGCCCGAGATAAAGCCAACGAAGAAGCCTCAAGAAATGGCGATTCCCCGATTTCCGGTGATCTTGGACTTGGAGGAAA